TTACTAAGTTGATTTTTGGAGTTGAAGAAACTGGAAAAAATGCTTTAAATTCTGTTTATAGAGATACTTTTATAGAAGTAACAAAAGATTTAGGAATTAATGCTATTGTAAGTAGAGATAAAATAAAAACAGTTTTAGACAAGCCTTGGAGTGGAGCAAACTTTTCTCAGAGGATTTGGAGTAATACAGATAAACTTGCTCAAACTGTTAAGCAAGAAATAGTTAATGGTATGATACAAGGTATTAATCTGAAAACTATGACTAAAAGAGTTTCTGAAAGATTTGAAACAGCTAAAAAGAATGATGTTGAAAGACTTCTAAGAACTGAAGTTAATTATGTTTTGAATCAAGCTACTTTAGATGGGTATAAGGAAGCAGGAATAGAAAAATATGAGTTCAGTGCTACATTAGATAGTAGAACAAGTCAAATTTGTTCTGAGCTACATGGAGAAGTATTTGAAATAAAAAAAATTGCAGTAGGTCTTAATTATCCACCAATGCATCCAAGATGTAGAAGTACAACAATACCTATTATTGATTACGAAAGTTTAGCTAAACAGGGTAGAGAAGAACTTGAAAGTAGTAAGACTATTGAAAATAATTTAGAAGTTGACAATAAATCAGTTGAAGAAACTTCAATTAAAGAAAAAGAAATTATAAGTTATGATGAGGTTTTAGAAAAAGCTAAAATTATTGCTAATGAGGTTGATTTTTCTCATATTGATAACATAAAAGAAAGAGTATATAATTATACTGATTATATTATAAAAAGAGAAAAGTTAAATGGTTTACCAAAGGTTGTTACCAGTGAAGAGTTTGAAAAACTAAGTAAAGATAAGGTAAAATTATATCGTGGAGTTGCTGATATGGAAAATTTAAAAGCCAAAGATATGGTAAAAGATTTTAAATATGGCAAACTCTTTACTGGAAAAGGAATATATGGAAATGGTACTTATACTACCCCTATTGAAGAACTTGCTAGAAAATATGAAACAAAAGATGGTAAAGTTTCTGGTGAAACAATGGAAATGATTTTAGTAGATAATGCAAAAACAATAACTTTTACAGACTTGTATAACGAATTAGAAAAATCAGGTATTTTACAAAGGGTATCTATGAAAGCTAATTTAGAAAATTATGAAGAAGTAATAGGGGATTTAGGAAATTATGGAATGCTAAAAGGTTATGATGCTATAATGCTAAACGGCTCATTTGGGCACGAACATTATGTTATTTTAGACAGGTCTAAGTTAATAGTTAAGGAGTAAAAATGGATATTGAAGAAACTTTAAAAAATGGAATGTGGGACAAATTAGGTGGAGATTTGTTAAATTATGAATATGAACACAAAAAAAATTGTCCTAGTATCAGTTTGGAATTTATGTTTGGAAGAAAACCTATTAAAAACTTATCCCTAGAATTACAAAATTTTATTAACAATTTTTTTGAATATGAAATAAAATCTAAAAATATATCTAAAGAAGAACTTATAAAAAGATATATGATAGAAGATTTAGTTTAAAATATTTAATATAATGAAAAACCCAAGAGAATTATCTCAAAAAGTGGGTAAACTAATAGAAAAAGAATATAATATTTATAAAAAGGGAAGTGAGTAAATATGTTTGTAGATTTACCTAAAAAAATAATTGAAGCAAAAGAGAAAGGTTATATTAACAGCAGACTTGAAATAATAGTAGATACTCCACCTCAATGGGTTTTGGATGAATTGGATAAATTTTTTAAAGATTTTAAAGAAACTATGGAAAGTGAAGGTTATTTTAATAATTAGAATAAAAGCCAAGAGCACTTAGCTAAAAACTAGGTGCTTTTTTTATTACAAAGAAAGGAGGTACTGTGAAGCATTTACTGACAATTATTCAAGCAGGATTAATATTAGGTAAAATATTTGGTTGGATAAATTATAAATGGATTATTATTCTATTACCATTGATAACTTATTTTGGGATATTAATAATATCTTTTATTGTTATTGGAATAATATCTTTTATTGAACATCTTAAATTGAATAAATTACTTAAAGAACTTAAAGTAAAAAAATAAGTTTGTCGTACTGAGGGACATTAAACATCTGGGAAAATAGTCATACAGGACTTTAAACAGGAGGACAAAATGAAAAGATTTAAATTTAATATTCAACAATTTGCAGAACCAGGAGAAGTTAAAACTTATACACAAGAAGAAGTGGATAAGATGATTGACAAAAGATTTGCAAGAATGAAAACAGACTTTGAAAAAGAAAAAAAAGAACTTGAAAGAAAGCATGATGAAACTATTGAAGATTATGAAGAAAGAATTAAAAATGCTAATCTTACTGCAGAAGAAAAGCACAAAAAAGAACTCGAAAAAATTCAAAAAGATTTGGATGCAAAGAATGCTGAACTTACAAAGATTAAGACAGATGAAATTAAAAAAGCAACTCTTACAAAATATAAAATGCCAGAAAAATTCTTAGATAGAATTAGTGGAGTTACAGAAGAAGAAATAGAAACATCTGTTAAAGGTTTTGCAGAGGTAATGGGTGAATATGTAAAGGGACTTGGTGCTAGTGGAGTACCAGGAGCGATGAATGGTGGAAGTAATGGTGGAGCTGATAAAAAAGCTCAATTAGAAGAATTAAAGAAAAAGGCTTTTGAAACTAGTTCTATTGAAGATAGAGCTAAATATACAAGAGCTAAGCAAGAATTTGAAGAACAAAATACAGGAGGTAATGAATAATGGCAAATATAGACAACAAATTACATTCAGGAAATCAATTTATTTCAAACGATATTTTAGAAGAATTACAATTAGTAAATCCTAATGTTTCTCCTATTATATCTCATATTTTAAGAGGCGGGAGAGTAGACAAAACTGACTCTACTACTATTGAATGGGTGGACCATTATGAAAGAAAAGTATCATCAACTTTAAAAAAGGCCTTGGCAACAGCAGATACTGAAATTCAAGTAGTAGATGCTGACATATTAGTAAAAGATGCTTTGCTATCTATTGGAGATGAAATAGTAAAAATTACTAATGTTAAAACTGATAATAAGGCAGATATTACAAGAGGTTATGCTGGGACTACTGCGACAACTGGAAATATAGCGATAGGGACTTTGGTGCAAAGTTTAGGAATAGAAATGGAAGAAGGAGGAGAATTAAAGGCTTCAACTGTTAGATTACCAGTTCATATTACAAATAATACTGGAATTATCTATGAACAATATAAAGTTACAGAAACAGCAAAACACTTAAATCCACATGGACAAGGTGGCTTATCTGTAAGAGAATTAGAATCTCAAAAGAAAAAAGATGAATTGTTAGGAATTATGGAAAATAAATTCTTAAATGGAGTTAAATTTACAAGTGGAAATTTAAGAATGTCAGGTGGAGTAAAAGCATTAATTAAAGAACATGGAATAGTCATAGATGCTAATAATCAACCTTTTTCATTAGATTTATTAGATAATGTTGTAAAGGCAATAGTTGATAAAGGAAACCCAGGAGCAGCAGATTTAAAAGCTGGTTTCTATTCTCTATGTGTTCCTTATACAATTTTAAGAAGTATTAATAAATTGAATAAGGATACTATTAGAACGGATATAACTGAAAAAATAACAGGAACTAAAATTGAAGAAATAGTTACTACATCTGGTACTGTATCTGTATTTCCAGCAACTTCATTAGCAGAAAATGAGTTTATATTAATGAACTTAAATGAAGCTAGAATTAAACAATTATATCCAATTAAAGAAGAAATAGGGGCTAAGACAGAATTAGCTGATAATTATTTCTTACATGGAGAATATGCACATCAAATAACTAAGTTACCTTTCCAAGTGCATGTTAAAAATGTAAAAATATCATAGGAGGTTGTAATGGCAAAAGACACTAAAAAAGAAAATGAAGAAATGATTGAAGAATTAAAAGGAACTGTATTAGAAACAACTTTTCATTCTAGTTATAAAAATCTAATTGTAGCTGGAACTTCTATACAATTCAAAGATGGAGTTTACTCAACATCTGATGAAACAGAAATAGAAATATTAAGAAATAATAACCTAGTGACTGAGGCAGGAGAATAGAAACTCCTTCTTTTTTCATATATGGAGGTTAGAAAATGGAAGAAATTTACAACAAAATAATTGAAAAAGTGAAGGGATTAACAACTATTAGCAACGAGGCTAGATTGAAAATTCAAGTAACTATTTTAGTTAGAAAATCTTTAAATTTTATGAATAGAGATGATTTTCCAGTTGAACTCATAGAGCCATTTGCAGAACATTTAGCATTAAAAACTATTGAAGAAACTGAATTACAAGGTAACATTTCAAAAGTTACTGAGGGAGATACAACAATAGAATACAATACATCTAATAACACAACTGATGAAATGTTTTTATCTTTAAAAAGCCAATTATTTAGATTTAGGAAGGTAGGTACTATAAAAAATGGGAATATTGGATAAATTACATAATGATAGAGTTACAGTTATTAGATCTGTTGTGGTTGTAGATGAATATGGAGGAGCTTTTGAAGAACTGAGAGAAATATTAAAAGATATTCCTTGTAGACTTTCACAGAAATGGCTAAGAAGTGTAATACCAGGACCAGTCAATAGCAGTTCACAAGAGTTTAAACTCTTTGTAGGTTTAGATGTAGATATAAAGCAAAATGACTTACTAAAAGTTACAAGGAAAGCAGATGGAGAACTTTATATTTTCAAAGCATCTAAACCTTTAGCTTATAACATCATAAAACATAAGGAAATGGTTTTAACAGAAGTTTCTGAAAATGAGGTAGATTATGGAGCTTAAAGGTTTTAAAAAGTTTGACAAAATTCTTGATGAGATAAAAACAGAAGCACCAAAATCTACTGAAAGATTTTTAATGCTACAAGCAGAAGAATTGAAAACAGATGTTAAGGATTTAACACCTGTTGATACTGGAATCTTAAAGAATTCTTGGCAAAGGGAAAATGGAAAAAGATTAACTGGAAAAAAGTTTACTCAGATTGTGTTTAATATGACTGACTATGCAGCGCATGTTGAGTATGGCCATAGAATTAGAAAAAGTAAAACTAAATTTGTCAGAGGTAGATTTATGCTAAGAACAGCAGTAGCTATGAGACAAATTAAATTCTATAAAGATTTAAAAAATTTTTATGGGAGGTTATTAAAGAGAAAATGAAATGGGTAGATATAAGGAATGCATTAAATAAGATTATTTCTGAAAAATTAAAAGTAAATCCACATAGTGAGGATATAGATAATGTCAAAAAACCTTGTTTTTTCATAGATTTAGTTAGCTATAAAAAAGAATTTAATTCTGAATATAGAGAATTAAAAACTATAGATATTGATATTATCTATTATCCAAAAACTAACGGAAAGCTGGCTAATGCTGAAATATTAGAGAATTTGGAAAATTTGGATAATGCTTTGGAAATAGAAGGTAAAAAGGTTTTACATGTGCTTAATAGATTTTTAACCCTAAGAAATACTGATATAAAAATTGTAGATGGAGTTGGGCATTATGTATTTACATTGAGTTTATATGACTTATATGGAAAACCTTATGATTATGAACTTATGAAAGATTTAAAATTGAGATTTAAAGAAGGAGGTAGCAATTAATGGGAAATGAAGTAGGACAAATAAAAGCTAGTCCAAACATTAACATAGAATTTAAAACTCTTGCAACAACTGCTATACAAAGAAGTGAAAGAGGTATAGTTTGCTTAATATTAAAAGATACTAAGAAAACTACAAAATGGAATATTCTAAAAACAATAGCTGATCTAAAAGATGATGAATGGGATGCCAAAAATGTTAAGTATATTAAATTAGCAATGTATTATGGGGCTAAGAAAATATTAATTAGAGTATTGCAAACAGGAGAAAATTTAGATGATGTTCTAGGTGAATTTAAAGAAAGAAAAATGCATTGGTTAGCATATCCAGGAGCAGAAGAAACAGATGACCAAAAGCTTGTAATTTGGACTAAACAAGTATTTGGAAATGATGGTGCAATAGGAAAAACAGTAAAATATGTTTCCAGCTTTGCTGACAATACAGATCATGTAGCAGTAGTTGAGCTAGGAAATACTGGAACTTACAAATCTATATATGGAGATTTTACAGCACAAGAATACACTGCAGCAATAGCAGGACTTATAGCAGGAATGCCTCTTAATCGTTCTGCAGATAACTTTGTAATGAGTGATTTAAAAGAAGTAGATTACTATGAGCCAAAACTTGGTAAATTTTCTCTATACAATGATGATGAAAAAGTTAGGGTTAATTATGGAGTAAACTCAAAAACTACTTTTGATAGCACTTGGAAGAAAGATACAAGAAAAATCAAAATAGTTGAGGGAATGTGCTTTATAACTGATGACATAAGAGATACATTTAAAAATTATTGGTTAGGAATTTACATAAATGACTATAACAATAAAATGAATTTCTGTTCAAA